TTTGTTTTAGAATCCCAAGCAGCAACAGAATCTTTTGACCATTGCGATTGTTCACCATGTGCATTTGAAGACCATCTCTTATAATCATCTTTTGCACCCGACATCATATTTTTGATACCGTCTTCTAAAGTTTTAGCAGTTTTTGATACTTGTATCATATTATTTTTCCTCCGAGTAAAGTTGTTGTGAATATAACGCAAGAATAAAACTAGCAATCCCTAAAAAGCCGATTGATAATCCTTGCAACCATTTGTCTATCTCAATTGACTCTACAGCACCGAACATACATAGGGTACCAAGAACAGCAAGAGCGATTGTTAAATATTCTAATACTTTTTTCATATATCCTCCTTATATTAAATTTAAAGCATTTTTATATAATTTTTTTGCACCATCGTGGGATCTAAATCCATACTCTTTTGCAAAATCCATTGAAGATGAAGCCATAACCGTATCCTCAAAACCGTGTTTTTTCATAATGTCAGCAAGAATTATAGGATTTTCAGATCCTTTTTCTTTTCTGATACCGTTTTCGTAAAAAGATAAGAAGACTTTACCGTCTTCAGCAGATACGAAATCAATTTTAGTGTTTTTTTTATTGTACATAGTGTTTTTCTCCGTTTTTTTGTTATACATAAGTTAAATATACCGTATTTTGTCAAGTTCCTCAAGCAAAAAATGGATAAAATTGTCCGATTCTTCCGTAGCTAGTCGGCATTCTGGCGTGTATAGAACAAAACACGAACAAAAACCCTTATAAATAGTCAAAAAAACACTAAAAATTGAGGAAATTATGGCAAAAATGCGAAAATTCCTGTTCTGGAACGAATCAGGTGAAGAAAAAGAGAAAGAAGCAATGAGTTTAAAGAAAGCAGTAATGTCTGTACAAGGGGATTACAAGGATAAAGTCATTGGCGTTGAATATATTAGTAAAAAAGGTAAAAATATTTCTACATCCGTTAGTATTCCGATGGGAAGAAAAATTAGACAATCAATAATATTAGAACAAAAGAGATTAGCGGCAAAAGCTGCAAGAGAAGCAAGACAAAGAAGATAAAATGCCAGGAATATCAAGGAATGGACAAGATGTTGCAGGTGGTGTTGCAATTCAAGGCAGTAATAATGTAAATGTCAATAGTAAGGGTGTTGTTAGACTAGGTGATAAAGTTGCAAGTCATGGATTACCACCTCACACACCCACACCACCTATGACTTCTAGTTCAAGTACGGTTAAAGTCAATAGTATAGGTGTTGTAAGAGCAGGTGATAGTGCAAGCTGTGGTCATACCATATCTGGTTCTAATAATGTTAATGCTGGCGCATAAATAGTTGTATGGCAACTTATGACGCTTCAGTAAATACTAATAATTCAGTTAGGTCTAATAGGTCTTACAGCGACCTCAATCTGAATTTTAATAAAAACCCAGCAACCAAAGATGTTGCGAAGTTGAAAGATGTTGAGGCAGTCAAAAGGGCAGTTCGTAATTTAATTTTGACTAATAGGTTTGAGAGACCTTTTCATCCTGAGATAGGTAGTGATATTAGATCATTACTTTTTGAAAATATGACACCTGTTGTTGAAGTTCTATTAAAGGACAGGATAAAAGAAACGATAGATGTTTATGAACCAAGAGCAGATGTCACAGACATAATTGTTTCTGGTGACTCTGATAGAAATGAATACAGAGTACAAATAGAATTTAGAGTTTTAAATGTACCAGACCCAATAGTTGTAACCGAATTTTTACAAAGGCTAAGATAAGATGGCAAAATTAGAAATATCACAATTAGATTTTGATAACATAAAAAATAATTTAAAAAGATACCTTTCAAATCAGAATCAATTTAAAGATTATGATTTTGAAGGTTCTGGTATGGCAGTATTATTAGATTTACTTGCTTACAATACACATTACTTATCTTATAACGCAAATGTTTTAGCCAATGAGATGTTTATTGATACAGCTGATTTAAGAAACAGCATTGTATCTTTAGCAAAGGCATTAGGATATACACCTAACTCACCAAGATCACCAGTCGCTGATATTAATGTTGTTGTCAATGGTGCAACAGGTGCCACGTTAACAATGAATGCTGGGCAACAATTTACAACAACGGTTGATGGTGTTTCTTATAACTTTGTGACAATAGGAACAAACACTATTTCACCTGTTGATAATGTTTATACATTCTCTAATTTAAAAATTTACGAAGGTACTTACATCACCTATAATTATACGGTAGATACCTCAGACGTAGATCAAAGATTTTTAATTCAATCAGCAAATGCTGATACAAATACCTTATCTGTTCAGATACAAAATAGTGCTACTGATACCACAACTAACACATACACGAAAGCAACTTCTATTACAGAATTAGATAGTGACTCTAAAGTTTACTTCTTACAAGAGAGTGAAGATGGCAAGTTTGAAGTTTACTTTGGTGATGGTGTTGTAGGTAAAGCATTAGAAGATGGTAATATAGTCATCTTAAAATATGTTGTCACAAACAAGACTGAGGCAAATGGCGCTTCGAGTTTTACATTATCAGGTAATATTGGTGGCAATACAGATGTTGCGATCACGGTAAACTCAAATGCAGCTAATGGTTCTGAAGCAGAAACTAATGAGAGTATAAAATTTAAAGCACCTAAATCATATGCAGCTCAGGATCGTGCTGTGACGGTAAATGATTATAAAGTTAAGGTTGAGGAAATCTATGCTAACGCTAGTTCAGTAAGCGCTTGGGGTGGTGAAGATAATGACACGCCATTCTATGGTCGTGTTTATATTGCAATCAAAGCAGCTTCAGGTTCTACATTAACCGATACAACTAAAAATGATATAGTCACACAACTTAAAAAGTTTTCTGTTGCTTCGGTTACACCTGTTATTGTTGATCCAGAAACAACAAATGTATTATTAACATCAACTATAAATTATGATGAAAAACAAACAACAAAGACTAGTGATGAGATAAAAACTTTAATCACAAATGCTGTGACTAATTACAATACAAATACATTACAAAAATTTGATAATGTTTTAAGATATTCAAAATTATTAGAAACAATTGATGACGCTGATACCTCAATACTTTCAAACATCACAACTCTAAAATTAAGAAAATCATTTACGCCTACATTGTCAACATCAACAAACTACACGGTAAACTTTTCAAACGCATTACATAATCCACATTCTGGACATAAGGCTGCTCAGGGCGGTATTTTAAGTTCGACTGGTTTTAAAGTATCTGGTGATAGTAATGTTTATTTCTTTGATGATGACGGTGAGGGAAATGTAAGAAGATATTATCTCATAGGTTCAGTAAGAACATATGTAGATAACACAGCAGGTACAATAACTTATTCAAGTGGTTCTGTAGCGATAAACGCTTTAACAATGGCAAGTATAGAAAATATTAGAGGGGCTGCCTCTACGGTTATTGAGTTAACGGTTACACCTGAGTCAAATGATATTGTTCCTGTAAGGGCACAGGTCATTGATATAGACGTAGCAAATAGTACCTTTACGGTTCAGGCAGATACATTAGTTGGTGGTTCTGCTAACGCTGGTATTGGATACACAACAACATCTAGTTATTAAAAACGATGGCAAAGTTTGATGATAAAATCTCACATCTTATCAGTCAACAAGCACCTGATTTTGTGCTTGATGACCATCCATACTTTTTAGAATTTGTAAAAGCATATTACACATTTATGGAATCAGCAGAGTTGACGCTGACAAACATAGGTGATCCAGATGTCATTCAATTAGAAACACAAACAGGAACTATAAGTCTATTACAAATAGATGGTACAAATCAACAAGGTTTAGATAGTGGTGATAATCTATTGTTAGAGGATACGAGTTATGGTGACTTTCAAAATTTAGAAACAATCACAGGACAAACTTCAGGTGCTACTGCAACCGTTCTTGTAGAAGATATAGATAATAATTCTAAACTTTACATATCAGCACAAAATAAATTTATAGAGGGTGAATTAATTGTTGGTGCAACATCAGGTGCTGAGGCAACAATTTCAACTTATAGAGCAAATCCAATTCAAAATATTCAACAACTTTTAGACTATCCTGATCCTGACAAAACGATACAAGGTTTTTTAACTAAATTTAGAAACGCATTTTTACAA